CAATGAAGGACATCGTTCTAAAATGAAAGGACACAACGGGTAATCCGTCATCCCCAGCTTCTCTTTTACGCTTTTTAGGTCCGCTTCCCGTGACAATGACCCATAGCGTGACGGTACAACCATCAAACTGTGCAATTCTTCGTCTTTTTCTATCAATTCCATCGCTGGCGACAGGAATTCACTGACATAACGTTTGTAAATGTCACTTTTCGCGGAATAATGGTTCTGGTAGATAGGTTCCTTCGCCTCTCCAGGTATTTTTAGCCCTAATTTCTCCCACAAAAGGGTAATTGTCTTCAAAAATCCCGGATGCCACTGGTTAGACATGGCCATCATCCGGTGACGCCCCGAATTACGGGTAAAACTGAGTACCTGATAGTCAGCTTCTAACCGTTCATTAGTTAACGGCTGATGTCTTCTTAATTTCTGCGATAATTTCCAGCTTGCTACCGCTATTTTCTCGCCTGTAGCCTCTTTTACAATGGCTTCAATGGGTTTGTTCTCGAAAAAGATGGTAAGCCCTTCGTTATAGTAGGGGGTTGCAAATGGATATAGCTTATTCTTCTGTTCAGGCTTGTAATAAATCTGGTGCATCATGCCTGTAGCCAATTGCGGACGCGGTTGAAACAGGAACCACAGCTAATAGATAACTTCTGTTTTGTTTCCTGATAGTATAATTGGAACGCTTGCTGCCAGAGTTGGTCTTTGGAATTGGTATCAAAGATGCCTCTGGTCTTTAAAGCAGCCTTAATTTCTGACTTCGTCATAGCCAAATTTAAGTTTTAATTTAAATTAAGCAACAAAAAAGCCCCGGTGAAGAGGCTTCTTTATTTAAAGGTTCGGTTTAGGTTAGAATTCGTAAGCCTGTACCAAAGCCAACGTAGTCGCGTAGTCAGTGTTAAGCAACATTCGGTATGGAAGCCCTTCTTCACCTATCAATGTCACCGTAGTGGCTGTGTCTTCTCCCTGAGCACGGCCCGTAGGAGATACGTTACCTTCGCTGGCCGTCAGTCCGTTCTGCGCTCCGTATATCCGGAACTCGTTATTGTTTGTGAGCACAATGGCCCCCACAGTCGATACCAGCAAGTCCGCCAGTGTCGAAAGTTCAGTAGGCGTATCTACCACCAGTCTGAGAATCACATTCTGAAGAAAAGATACCGCTCCGGAATCCGCCTGTACGTTTATAGGGCTGTCTGCCGAATGAGAGAACTTACCCGCATCGAAGAGGTACAGTCCATCATATCCGGTGAAGTTCAGTCCTGTGACGTATCCGGTTCCGTTGGGGTCTATCGGGCTTGAAAGCTGGTCCATGTTAAAGAGCCATACCTTTTTTACACCCGATATCTTTCGTTTTGAAAGGCAGTCGAAATCAATCCCGCTGCCTATTCCGCATAGTACTGGCATAGCTTTTTATTTAGCCCAAGCAATCAAATCACACTGTGCAAAGTTATATCCGAATCTCATCTTGCCTTTGATAAGGTTAGAGTTCGTCCGGCAATCAAAGCAAGAAGTCAAGTTATTAAGGTCTGAACTCCGTTCCACTCCCAGGTAATGGTTATCCTTAGTAGTGTAGACCGCAAAGTGACGTATTTCGTCATAGAACGGGTTGGTAGAATCATTCTCCAGCGCATCGTCAATGATAGGCAAAGGAAGCAATTCAATACCCCTGTATTTCAGTGTTCCGATACCATCCTGACCAGCTTGCCAGCTACCTTCATTGCAGCAGTTGTCAAGTACTGACGTATAGTAGTTTTCCCACATCGACTGCGATACCCAGAACGACTTCTGAGAAGCAGGAAGCGACTTCAGCCTGATATTGGCATTGGTGAAAAGAAGTTTCAGAATGTCTCTTGCCTGGTCAGCGTTCAACACTGAATTGTGCAGCTTCTGTGCTGCTGAGAAGTTATAAACAGGCTCCACGCAGTAGTTAGTGGCTGCGTCGAAGAACTTCACAAATACCCCGTCAATTGCGCTCCAAATAGAGCTTGCAGGGTAGGTGTTGTCAGAAAGAAACACCAACTTCAGAAGATCGCGTTTCGCAGTCTCAATTACCTGTTCAAAGATAATAGCCTGTAGGTTGGCCTGTAATTCGTAGCCATCCACACCCATGCTAGTATACTTCTCAGTAAGAGCAGTACATACCGCGTTAAATTCTTCTTCGCACCATTCAAGGTTAATCACATAATTACCAGTGGTCAACGGGCGATCTGTGATAGACCCAGACTGTGTGTAGGTAGGGTTACAATCTCCTGTGGACTTTGTAAGCACAGAAGTCAGGGGTTGTATCAAGTGCAGATATTCACCACATCTAACACCCTGGATAATTCTGAATAGATCCGTAAGTGCCGGGATGTCAATATGAATAGGCTTGATAAGCTCAGTATTCAGTCTGCCGGGATAAGTGTAGGTCAATTCCGGTGTGTACATTGACGCTACTGGTTTGAATTGCATTGTCATCTTAGTCGGTGTTACGGGTGTCGAGAACATTTTTCTTGTACCATGCGGCCATAGGGTCTACAATCACAGGGCGGTTGGCTTCTTGCGTTGCTTTGGCTGGTGCGGAGTCATCGCCTACGGTGGTATTCTTAATCTTGTTAAGTTCATCCTGCACCGATTTTAGTTCAGTGTGGAGTTTGTTTTCAAAAGACTTAGCTTTTGCTTCGGCTTTTGTGGCCGTGTCGGTCTGCGCTTGTACGGCGCTTTCAAGTTCTTTAATGCGAGCTTCTGCGGCCGCAAGTTTTTCTTTAAGTTCCATATCTTCCGGTTTTGGTGCTTGTATTGCTTCTGGTTCTGTTACTGTTGCGATAGCCCCGTCAGCGACAGATATTACCCGTCCGCCTTCAAGAGTATAATTACCGTTTTCTAAAGGGGTTCCGTCTACAAGAGTTACCCGCTTTCCGGTCCAATCCCCATCCTCAGATTCTACCATTATCTGGCGTCCATCGGAAAGGGTATCGGTCATGTTCTTAGGCTTGAATAGATTGGTCACCGTTTTGGTGAGTCTATCTATAGCGGCCATAATGGTACTTGTGTTTTCCATTGTGTTATATTTTTTAAAGTCTGCTGATGCTACGGCTTTTAGAACTTCCTGTATTTCATCTGCAAATCCCAACTGCACCGCTTCCTCTGGTCCTAATAGGGTTTCCCTATCATACATTTCAACCAGTTGCTCCCGTGTTAAAGATGTTCTTCCTACCCATGAATCAATTAATTGCGTCTCGATTCTATCGAGCTGTCCGGCAGCGTTGCGTAAGTCTTTTGATGTGCCCTCTGTGCGTACCCTCGGGCTATGAATCATCCATGAGGACTTGAGATTCATTATAATTTTGTCCCCTGCTGCGGCTATTAAAGTGGCTATCGAAGCGCACGTACCTTCAACATGGACGGTAATGTTTTTTCCAGTATTCTTGATAGCGTTGTAAATCGCGTAGCCTTCGAATACTTCACCCCCTGGGGAGTGGATGTGGACAATGTAATCTGAATATTTGGGGTCGATGTTTTTTAGAACCGAGTCTAAGGTTACTTGCTTGCCGACCTCACCGTAGATATAAATATTGCCCGTCACGAAGGCAAAAATGAGTCGAAAGCATTTAAAAAGGTTGCAACTAAAATTGCAATACGGTTAATGAAACTTTTTGATGATGGAATACACCGTCCGCTCCGGAGTTTTGGTGGCCATTGATGTATTCGTTATCGCCTGTAATCGCGGCATCCCTGTAGTAATGTTCTTCTCATAAACGGCTATCACTTCTTCGTACTTTGTTAATGAACAGGGTAACCACCCGTCTTTTATCATTTGCTTGACTACCTCCGGGGAAATCCCATACTTTTCCGCTAGATTCATCGTCTTGATATTTTTTGTTTGACTGCTACCGCCCTCTGGACTTTGTTTATTTCAACTACCTCCACCACAGGGGAAGGCATATTTTTGATGATGTTGGCCATCTCTAACTGTGCCGTTATGGGAGCGGTCAAAGAACTGGTAACTACCCCGCCATCCTGGTAACCCCTGAAAGTGGGACGCATGGCATTGGCTGCTAGTGGCCCCCCTACTTTGGCTACGTCTTTCTGTGACCATACCACTTCGCCAGCGTGAACAATTCCGGCGGGTTGCATCTTTGCACCGTCCCCGGTATAACCTCCTTCAGCAAATTCTATTGAATTAATACGTGCTACGTTGGCAAGTCCAGCTACCACGGCAGCGGCCGCGGATATAGCACCGAATACAGGGTTAATCTTAGCACCGGAAGCGTAGGCAGCAGTAGCGGCTAAGTAAGTATTCATAAGTGCCTCAGCGGAGGCTAGAATCTTATATCCTGCGGTATCCTCATGCAATACATCTGCAAGTGCCCCGGTTAAATTGCTGATTGCATCAACCTTTTGCCGTTCAACTAATACCGCCATCTGTGCCCCTGCTTCTACTCTTTTGGCTTCTTCTGCCCTGAAGGCTTCATTCCTTTTAGCAAGGTCAGTGTTCATCCGATCGTTTATATCGGTGATTATCGTGGCCTGTGTTTGGAAAGCCCCTACTAATGGATCTTCTGTTGTTGGCTCTATCTGATTGGCTGCCCGTTGTGTTGCTCTTAATTGGGCTTCCTGTTCGGCTAATGCTTTAGCCTGGTCTTCAAGTATCTTCGTCCGTTTCTCCTGAATAGTGGCAAGGTTGTTTTCTAACTTCTCCTGAAAAGCCAACGAAGATCCGCGAGCCTGTTCTAATGCTTCAATTTTATCAACTATTTCATCTACCTGGTCATCTGCAAGTTTACCCCCAGTCACTAA